CTGATGTGTTTGTAATTTCTTCTGAAGTTGAATAATCTGTAGTTGCAGCACCTAAAGTTGCACCACTATCAAATAGTGCTAATTTAAAAGTGTCTCCACCAGATGATGCGAAACTATGTTTACCTTGTAAAAGTTCTTGTTTGAAACTTGAACATATTGCTGATGTTATTGCCATAATTTATTCTCCTACGGGTTTGCTGAGTTAATTGGTATACGAACAGCTCCGTCAGTGTAATCGTCTCTTCGTCTTCTTCCAATTTGCTCACTAGCAAACTTTTGTACCTCTTGTTTATATTTATTTTCGTATAATGTCAACATATCCATAGGTCCTTTTAAGAATCCATATGCTTCTGATAAACAGCAGTATAATAGACCATTTGGAAAGTTCATACTAATATAATTAGTCGTATTATCTGAAGCTAAAGTAGCTGGCATTTTATTGTAATGAACCCTAAACCTATATGTTGTATTGGGTGTTGGTGATAAAAATATTCTACCTGATGTAGTATCTGAGTCTCCAGTTGCACCACCAAATGAAGCATAATATTTAGGTTGACCTTGGGCTGCTGACGTTCCTGTTACATCTTGATACTCTTGAAGGTAAGTCATATCTTTTTTTTCTAGCCATCTGTTAGCTCCTGTAATAGCAGATCCTGCGGTATCATAAACTTGTATACCTCTAATAAATAAACATCCTGCAGGTGCATTTATAGATTCTTGTCCTGCCGCAAAATTACCTAACTGTTGTTTTCTATCTGCATCAATAGGTATGTCTCTCATAATTCTATATTGAGAATTAAGAATTATATTTTCTAAAATATCTGTAGTTAAAACATTTGAATCTGTTTCTGTATAGTTTCTAATCTGTGTAACTAAAGTGGTATAACTAATTCCTGCCATTATGCTACTACCTCTCTACAACTTAAACAATTTTTTCTATATCTATTATGTTTAGTACAATGTATTGGTTTAACTTCTTCAAACACAACAAGATGTGAGTCTTGTTTTTCTGGTTTAAAAAAATTTTTAATTTTATTCCAAATATAATTTATCATAATATACCTCTTATCATTGGACTAACATATATATTTTCTCCACCTCCTGTTATATTACCAACTGCGTTATAAGGCAAGGTAACAGTGAAGCCTGTATTAACTATTTTTGTAGCTGGCATAGCCCCTGTATTCTCAGTTCTAGTTGTTACAGATTGTATTTCTAAACCTGGAAAAACATTAACAGCAGAATGTGCAGTTGCTTCTGTACTATTTAATATTTTTCCTCTAAATGGAGCATTAGTTCCTCTTGTTAAACCTGTTAATGTTAATCCTCCAGATTTACCTGTATATTGTATAACTTCTCTTTGAACTACAGGAACATATTCTGGACTTGTTGAACTTGGCGAAGTTGCACTTTGTATAAAATAAAAACCTGTTGCAGGAAAATTAGTATTAGAATCAAATGTTGCTGTTGTTGCTGAAGCTGTTATTGCATTTGATACTGCAAATATTGGAAAAAGATTACTTCCTAAATTAAAACTTTCTATAGGATTATTACTAGCTGGATTATAAAATAAAACAAAATCTCCAACTTTTAAAGTATGATTAAGTAAACTAACAGTTAAAGTTGAACTGCCATTTGTAATTGTAAAAGGATTGTTTGGTAAAAGAACTGCAGTTGGTGGTTCACTTCTATCAGTTCTGACATTTCTTAATGCAACACCATCTCCTGCATTTGGTTTAGGTTCTAATTGTGGTTGTTTTGGTTCAAATTCAGATACATGTACAAACGAACCATTCCATTCTCTAACCATTTCTCGATATGGAAATTCTAAACCAGATCTATCAGATATTGCTCTTGCGTGTTTTCCTGTTGCGTATTTAGCCATTATGCTCCTGGGTAATAAGCTTTCGGTGTAATGTATGTACTAGAAGCAGAACCATCTTCTGCAAGAGCTCTTGCTAATTCATCTTCATAATACAGTTTCATTTGTTGTGCTAATTGTGGTTGATATTTTTGTGAAAGATAAAAAGCTAAACCTGCTGTCATACAAGGTACAAATCTAAATGGTACATCTGTTGCATTTGTATAATCTCCTGCATCTTGAATTCTTTTAATATAATAAAAATGCATATCTTTAGATGCATTTGTTGAATCTGGTGTTGGATAAACACTAATGCTTGTATGATCAATAAATCTTTGAACCCAATATTGATTAGGTGTTCCTTTAGAAAGTTTGTTTGAAAAACCTGCATAAGTAGATCTATCTACTTTTGTCATAGGACTATCAGCTTGATTTGTTGCAGTTCTATTTGATCTTAATTGTGCTTCAAGAACATCAGATATTCCATAAATACCATTTGGATTTGATGTAGCACTTGTACCATCATCAGTTGATCTAAAAAATTTATATTCAGCTTGTCCTTCTACTAAATCTAAATCTAATTCACCTACTTCCCAATAATGGATTCCTCTGTTTCCCCATTCTTGAAATAAAATATTTAAAGATCTTCTTGCAGATTTAAGTTGATAGCCTGCAACGCTTTGCAATCCAATACGTTCGAAAGCATCTTCTACTATTTCATCAATAGCAAAAGTCTTATCAAACGTTGTAGTGCCTGAGGTAGTATTAGCCATTTAGCCTCCTAGCCGTCAAAGAATACTGTTAAACCTGTGATTACTCCAACATTTACTTTTATGAAAGCCCCTGAATCAAAAACCATTCCATCATCTGGAATATATGGATCTAAGTCTCCTGCATCTACAGGCATACCTAAAATTTCTGAACCATCAATACTTGAATTATTAAAAAGTATAGTTCCTGCACCAGCATTTACTGCGTGCATTCCTCTAACTCTAGTTCTTCCAGCAAATAATGTTCCACCTTGATCAGCTGCAACACCTGAAGAAGTATTAGTTCCTACCGCTCCTGAAGCTGCAATTTGAGTAACTGTATTGTAGTAATTTGTTGATGTTACTGTGCTTGCATTAGGGCCTGTTAGATCTTCACTTTGTGAAGCACCTGTTGGATCAGTTCCAGTAATTGTAAAAGTAACAGCAGAAATATTACCACCTGAAACTAAAGTAATTTTTTGACCCAGGTTAGTACCCCCGAAAGTTGCAGCTGTTCCTGCAAGAGTCATATTACCTGCTCCTCCTAAAGTTTGAGCTGCAGCAATAACAGTCGCAGCGGCTGCTGTACCATCAGTAAATCGTTTTGCTTTTATGTCTGTTGCCATTTGTTCTCCTTAAAATTTATGTGTGGGCCAAAGCCCACACAAAATTAATTATTATGAAAGGTTATTGTTCTGTAAGTAACTAATAGTTACTGTAGCAGCACCTGCTGAAGCGTCATCGTTTGCACCATTGTAGATGAAACCGATTCTAACATCAGAAGTTCCAATATCTTTCCAGTTTGCACATAGTGCAGCTGTTCCTAAAGCTATTTTTCCAACTGCTGCAATACTTACATCATTAACATATAAGTCAGTGTCAGCTGATGAACCAACTTCAAGTATATCAGTACCTGAATCGTTGAACGCAGTTTCTACGTTAACATCAATAGCTACGATTTGAGAGTTAGCTGGAATTACAACGGTTGTATCAGTTGCAGCTCCTTCTGTTCCGAAAGCAAATGAAAATGATTGAGCCATTACAACTTGCCCTGTATTTTTAACATCAGTTCCAACAGTAGTACCTATAGTGTTTTTAATAGTACCAGCTAATATTGGTCCTGAAAATGTAGTTTGTGCCATAATATTCCTCCTAGAATATTTAAATGTAGTCCCTAGGGGTTGTCGACTATACGCGTCTACATTTAATTTATTTTAATTTGTATAGTGCGTTATTTATAACTTAGTTTTTAGTAGAGTGCAAGAGAGCCTTATAAGAAAGTGCGATTTCAGCGATGTAGCTTTTATTCTAAGTAGCTACAGAAACTTGTGGAGCTGCACCTTCAACAGTATTTTGTCTATGTGCAATGGCAGCTTCTTCAAGCTTGATCTCAGTAATGACTTGTTTAACTTTGTCATCAATTCTGACCATCTCAAGAGTATATCTATTATTGTCAATATGCTCCTGTTCCCACTTCAACTCCAAGGACCTTTTTCGTTTGTATAGGTCTTGTATCATTAACAACCTCCTCATAGGTTATTCGATTTATCTCGTTATTATAGTTGTTTCCGAGATATTCCCAGTTTATACTCTTTTCTCCTAATTTGTCAAGGATTGATTGTTCAAGAGATTCAGCATTATCTTCTGACAAAACGTTAAATTTTGCATAGTGATCGTATGCCCATATTTTTACTGTGAATGTTTTCATGATCTCACCATGTTATTTGTTAAATGAGGCGGAACTGTGTCCGCCTCATAAAATTTAGTTATTACGCACCTTCAACGCCGAAGATACCTCTAGGGTCTGATACTCCAAATGAGTATCTTTCTCTAGCTTTGTATCTAACGTTTCCAGTATCGAAATCACCTTCCATTGCAGTTGTCAATGGAGCTCTGTTGAACATTTTCATGCCGTTTGGCACGTCTGTAATGATGTAGAATGCATCAGTATCAGTTAGGTAATTGTTCACTCTGTATCCTTGAGGAACCATTCCCATTGATGCGATTGCATTGATATCATTATCAGCTGTTCCAGTTCTACCTTGAGATTTCATCAATCTCTCAGCTGTGAACTGAAGCTCAGAAGGAACGATCATTTTCACTCCTCTTGCTGCAACTCTAAGACCTCTTTCGTCAGTCATTTGACCGATGTCGATCAATGATTGTTCTAACGAAGTTTCGTTAAGATCAGCCTGCGTAGTCAGAGTATTTTGAAAAGTACCTGCTATCGTAGGGTGAGCAACACCAAATAAAGACTCGCCGTCACCTGATAAGAATGTGTTTACACCAGGTAAACCATTTATCAAAGGCTCGACAGCTTTTACTTGTTTCGCGTTACTCATAGATCTTGCTAAAGCTTTTGTATATCTAGCAGCTAATCTATCGTAGAGATTATCTTCGATAGCTTCTTCTGTGATTGCAAATGCTAAAGCTACTGTCTCGTGTGAGTAACGAGCTGTGAAAGTTTCTTGTGCATCGTCAAACGCTACACCAGATCCTTCACCTTTTACTTGTGCGCTACCGAATCCTGATAACATTACTTCCTCTTCGAAAGCTCTGTCTGATGTTTCTGTTGCATATATCTCAGCATGTTGGTTTTCGTATCTTTTGTATTCCAAGCCGAACAGTGCGTTCAAACCTGGCTCTAGTTCTTTAACTAGTTGT